ACAGGGCATGGAATCTGTTTTCTACGCACTCAGTCCTATATGTAAAAAAGTTATCCGTGAGTGCGAAACAGATTTTTTAACACAGTATCATGATATATGTGTTGAATGTGGATGGCGGGGATGTTTTATAAGTCAATACCAGCCTGAACGACTGAGCGAGAGAGCATCTATAAAAGATGATGCGACAGTCTGAACCCTGATATAACGTAAGATAATATAAGTCAGGGAAGCTACCTTAACATGGCGTTCACCTTTATATAATGCTATCAAATAGTGACTATTGACGCATTAGGAAGGTCATAAAAGTAACAGATTGCAGTTATGCGATGTCAAAGACGCAACGCAGCAGGGCAAGAAAAAAGGTGATACATATCACTGGGATGTGTTCTCGGACGTTTCAACTCAAGGTACAACTCTAACTGAAACGAAAACCATGCCGGAAACCCCATTTGTGATTACACAGGGAACTTTAACTGTGGATGAATTTGGTGAGCTAATCGCCACCTTATTGTCTCACATAAAGGCAATAATGGAAAAACGGGTGAATTGCTGGAATATCCTGAGAGCTGTTTATACTACAACGTGATTAGAAATGATGAGCGTGAATGTTATAAAAAATAAGCAGATTGGACAATCAGCAGCCAAGCCATGAAGGGCATAGGTTTCATGGAAGGTTCAACGACTATGAAGGTGAGTCCCAACAATAATCCTTCGCACGAGTGCCCGTCTCTAACGAGAAGATATAGTCTGAGCTGCATGGAGACATGTAGAGCTATGGTTTAAACGGCCATAGGATAACAAAACTGAATAGTGTTCCGTTTACTCAGAAGCTCGATAATCTGAGTGAACTTCCGGTAACAACGATAATTAATAAGGTCATTAAAAACGACGCTAAAAAGGCGTTTGATATTGCAGCGGAAGCTCAGTTTTCTTATACCCCACTGCATATCTGTGAAGATGGCAGTTCAACTACTGCCGTAAATCTTATGACCGCTTCAACCAATACTGATACTGCAAGTGTGGCTCTTGGTAAAGGTCATGTCAAGGCTATCAGGGATATTATGGTAGAACGTAATATTCCGCCATATCAGTTAGATGATTATATTGCTATATCATGGCCGACTACATTCAGAACCTTTAAGAACGACCTTGAAAGCATTAAACAGTATACCCCTGCAGGATTTCACATGATACTGAATGGTGAGGCTGGTCGTTATGAAAATACAAGGTTCATTGAACAGACAAACATTGCAAAAGACGGAACTACATCCACGGATTGGTGTTACTTTATGGGTGATGATACCGTATGTGAGGCAATTGTTGTGCCGGAAGAGATAAGGGGAAAAATTCCGGGTGATTATGGAAGGTCTAAGGGGATAGCGTGGTACTACCTCGGAGGCTTTGGACTGGTACATACCGCACAACTACAGGCCCGCATCATTCGATGGGGCTCTAAAGCATAGAAAGGAGGTATTAGAAGATGGCGTATGATGATCCAAGATACGGTGTTATTCAGTCTTTGGCTATGGCAAAAGCGGCTGACGCGGCTATTGGTTCTGCTAATGCCGCCAGGTCAGTGCTTCAGCGCAAGACTTTCATGAAAAATGTCACGGTAAAGGACTTTAACATTGAAGTTCTGACCGGGGCTACTTGTACGGGAACTTCTCAGGTATCCACACAGATTTATCAATTAGCAATAGGTAAATCTCTTGGGGGTACGGGTAGTCTTGCTACTTTTGGAACAGCAGTGGTAGGAACCGCAGGGGCCGCTGATGGCACTGTAATTGATGGGAGTTTAACCGAGACAAACTTTGTTGCTGGGGATGATATTACATTCTCAGTCGAGGTTGGTACGGCTCTTGGTGACAATTCCCTTATCGCCAGGGCAAACGTCTCTTATGTTGAAAGATACGTATAGAGACTTATCCATGGGATGTTAATCTTTAACCTGGCTGGGGAGTAAAATCCCCGGCCAAATATCAATAAATATGAAGAGAGTTTTTATACATAGGGAAGGGGCATTTGGCGATCATGTCCATATGTCTAATGTGATACGAGCCTTTTATGAGGATGGTTGGGAAGTATCCATGCTCTATAATTTTAAAGGTGCTCAAATACATTCAAGTAATCCTATGATTGCACATCATTATTTTTATGAAGCCGGTGCAAAAGAACTTACTCGTGAGCATGTACAAGAACGTGCAGACTTAATTAAAAAAGCACAAGACGAGTTCGATAGGTATGTGTGTTTTCAGAATAGTATCGAACATGCCCTTATAGCTGGTGAAGATCAACCTGAATATTTCTGGCCATTGCACCTTCGCAGGGCGAAAAACGGTCATATCTGTTACTACGATTATTCTATGCAATGGGCTGGTCTAACGGATAAGAAATTTATGGGTAAGACTGGAGATGTGTTTTTTACAGAAGAAGAGAATGCCCATGTTTTGAAGTACCTCGACCAATTTAAGGATAATTTCATTGTTTTATGGGGAATACGTGGATCAATGTACCAGAAGGCCATATTCCCTATTGCGGAAGAAATATGCAATGAATTTATAAAAATGCACCCAGAGACGATTATAATTACCACTGGGGATAAGTTCTGCCAGGAATGGGAATGGGAACACCCGAAGGTTATCCATAAGTCGGGCAGATGGCCTTTCCGCCAAGCATTACATCTTTCTAAATATGTTGATCTTGTTGTAACCCCTGAAACAGGCTTAGGGATAGGTGCTGGCTCCTTTGATACGCCAAAAGTTATGCTTTTAACTGCCGCCAGCCTAACAAATGTTGTCGGAAATGACAGAAATGATTATTCTGTGCAATCTCCCGTCTGGTGCAGCCCATGTACCCGGGCTATTTACAACACAGATAATTGCAAATTAGGGCCTGAAAAACAATACCTTAAAGGGAAGGTTATAGATCAATGTGCGTATAATTACGGGGAGACAACCTTAACCCGTTTGCCAATATGTGTGGATTTTCCAAAAGAATTAGTCTTAGATCAGATGGAGAAGGCGTACAACGCAAAGCATATGAGGGCATGGGACCGCCCGGATGGATGGACAGAGGCTAATTGGAGAAAGGCTGCCAAAGATATAAGCAAAATCCCGCCTACTAGAATGAAAAGGAAACAGCCTAAGTCAGCAGTTAGTGATAATGACATTAAAGGTTTAATAACAGCGGCATGTTCTACTCCCCCCGGTGATATTGTTGAAATTGGGGTGTATAGGGGTGGATCTGCCTGGCATTTGGATAAAATGTGTCATGACCAGGGCCGTACATTACACTTATTCGATACGTTTGAGGGTATGCCTTTTCGCTCTATGTATGACCAAATACCTGTTGGTTACTTTAGCGATATCATTTATGAAGAGATAGTCGCCCTTTTCCCTGATGCAAAGTTCTATAAAGGTGTATTTCCTGACACCCTACCCAATGATTTACATAATATAGCTTTTGTCCATATTGATTGTGACCAATATTACAGTGTTAAATCCGTTATTAAAACAATGCCGGATAGAATGGTTAAAGGCGGTGTTATGTATTTTGACGATTACGAAAATTTAAGAGGGGCTAAAATAGCTATTGATGAGTGCCTAAAAGATTTCACTGTTTTTGGTGGTGGGCACAAAGTTATATGGCAGAAACCTTAAAATGATCAATCCAATAATAAACGGAAATGGCTTCAATCGAGTCGTAAAAGGAAAGTACGGGTATTTTCTTTATAACAAGAATGATGTTTTTGTAGGTAAAGCCATTGAGATGTATGGAGAATATTGCGAAGGCGAAGTTAATTTGTTTCGGGAGTTATGCGAACCCGGATTTCATGCTATGGACTTAGGCGCAAATATGGGAGCTTTGACATTACCTCTATTACGGATAGTTGGAAAGCATGGCTTTGTGTATGCCTTTGAACCACAACAAGCCATTTTTCAAGTTTTGTGTGCGAATATGGCTCTAAACAGCATGGAGAATGTTCAATGTTTTCCCTTTGCTGTTTCCGATGTGGATAGCTATGGACAACTCCCATATTATAATTACAATATGACTGCTAATTACGGAGCCCCACAGATTGATGAGACGATGGACAATGCCTATCAAGTTAAGCTGGTGTCTCTTGACGATCAGTTTTACAATATAAAACGTCTTGATTTCATAAAGATGGATATTGAAGGTATGGAGGCAAAGGCCCTACACGGAGCTACTACGCTGATTGATAAATTCCGGCCTATTATGTACGTGGAAAACGATAAAAAGGGGAAAACAAAGGAGCTTATCGAGTTGCTTCAGTCTTTTGGATATTTGTTGTATTGGCATATGCCAAAACTTTATAATCCGCAAAATTATGCAGGTGAATCTGAGAATATCTATAGGAATACAGTAACATTTAACATGATATGTATTCCACAAGAAGCGGGGATAAACATAGATGGCCCGCCTGTGATAACAGACAGTGATTATCATCCGCTGTTTAGCAATATAAGTTGAGGTCTTACCTAATGGGTAATATAAAAAAAGTATTAGCGATGAAGGATATTGCCTCTCGGCAGATATCCTCGACAACAGTATGGGCTGATTTGTGCGAAAATATTCATCTGCATATTCGAAATATCAGGTTTGACTTTTCGGAACTTGAATGGGCACATTTCCGGGCAGCCATCAATTCTTTGGGTATAATTGTTGAAAAAATAGCTGTAGAAAAGAAGTATAAAGAGGGTGATCCTAATTATTTGATTCAAGCGAGGTATGATGTACCTATCAACGCAAATACAACTTATTACCCGGATAGAGTTTTAATAGAACTTAATAGGGATAATACTGTTCATTTTCACTACAGGGATCTTCGTTTGCATTTTGCCCTTGAAGAATTTGATAAAATTGCTGATTTATTCATTGAGGCTAAAGATAAATTTAGTAAATTAAAAGAGTTTCCATACAAAGAGGCTGTGCAAGCATGGATAGACATAGGCTTAATTCAGCCTTACGATGCAGGACACAGGGCACTGTCTACAGATCAAGAACATAAGGATGGTATTGAGTATGTAAAGGGACTTATTCAAGAAGGTAAGCATATCAGACCAATACTTGTCAATACCGAAGGTCAAAGGCTTGATGGATTTAAACGGTATATGGCTGCAAAAGAATTAGGGCATAAGGAAATTGAGTGTATTATAGATCCATTTGGAGTAATGGGTGGTCAGCATAATCAAAATTTATTAGCAGATAAGGAGTAATAAAATGTTTAAGAAAATAATCTTAGGTTTATGTGTGTTTTGTTTTATTGCTATTCCAGCTTGGGCAGCAAACAATATTGAAGTATCAGGGCATACAATAGAGATATCATCAATTGATTCTGCATGGGTATCTTCTACTGATACTAAACTTTCAGCAAATCAACGGCTTTATGGATTATATATTCATTCTATTTATTTTAAGCCTGCTGCAACTGATGATGAATGTACTGTTTATATAGGTAGTTCGACAGCTGGGATTTTGTCATTTTCGTTTTTATGTGCCGATAAATATGATGAGCGTATTAAGTATTTTCCGCCAAATGTTAGGAACCATATTTATATAGCCGATACAGACCCTACAGCTGGTAGTATAATTGTAATAGACCTTTGGAAATATGAATAATGAAAATTATGCTTGGATAGAGATGGCAAAATAATTATAAGCAGAAAACTATTAATGGAGGTTTATAAAAATGAAAATAGATAAAAGTAAGGCAGGTCAAATTTATGGAACCCCTGGGGTGATGTGGAAAGTAGATGGTGTACGATACAATGCTCGTTGGGAAGAAATGGAGTTTGTTTCTGTGGGCGAAAATGAAGGTGATTCTGATATTTATCGGCTGAAAAAAAAGGTAGACCAATTACCTATTATTGTGCCAGAGAAAGTTGAAGAGGTTGTGGAGAGTGAAATAAATAATGTTGACCAGACTGAAACAGGTAAGGAATATGGCCAAGGTGTTTTGGAAGCAATGGAATGCGATTGGAGTATGAAAAAATCTGATATTAAAAAATCCCTTATCACACTAGGAGTAGCTTTTGAGGAACACAGCCGTAAGAGCGTATTATACGCCCTACTGAAGAATGCTTTAGACAGGTAAAAGAAATGACGTGGAAGCGTGATAACCAACAATCTCATGAATACTTAAAAATCAAGTATGAACTTGTGCCTTATACTAGGGGTAAGGTTCTTGATCTGGGGTGTGGTCCGTTCAGGCCATTCCCTCATTTTATTGGTATAGATAATCTTGAGGAATTTACTAAAGGTGCAAAGTGGAGACCCGATATTACAGGAGATTGTCGTGATTTATCCATATTTGCAAGCAAATCAATAGATGCTGTGTTTTCAAGCCACTTGCTTGAACATTTAGACAACCCAGAGAAGGTGCTCAGGGAATGGTGGAGGGTTATAAAAATAGGAGGCTATCTTGCCCTTTATCTTCCGCATAAGCAATTCTATCCTAATATTGGTGAGCCTGGCGGTAACGATCAGCATAAACATGATTTTATGCCTGATGATATTATCAATTATATGTCTAATATCAGTAACAAATGGGACTTAGTGGAGAATGAGGATAGAAACCAAGACGATGAATATTCATTCTTTCAGGTGTATCGGAAGAAATCAAAGGGCCCTACTGAATTTAGCCATAAAACCCCAAAGCCCGAAAAGATCTGTGCTGTTGTCCGTTATGGTGGAGTTGGGGATATGCTTCAATCTTCAAGTATTTTCCCTTTATTAAAAGAGCAGGGCTACCATCTAACCCTTTATACAAGCGTTAATGGTCATCATATTATTAAGGAAGATCCATATGTTGATAAGTTTATTATCCAGGATACAGACCAGGTCCCAAACCATGAATTAGGGGCATTTTTTGATGTTATCCGCAAGAAATATAATAAATTTATCAATCTATGTGAATCCGTAGAAGGAACCTTCTTGGCTATGCAAGATAGGATTGCCTATCAATGGCCTCAAAGTGTACGGCATGAAATGTTAAATAAGAATTATATTGAGTTTACTCATGATTTAGCACAAGTGCCATTTAAGCCACATATTGAATTTTATCCTACTGTTAATGAAATAAAGTGGGCGCAAAAACAAAGAAAAAAGTTAAATGGTAGGATTATTCTCTGGGCAATGACTGGAAGTTCAGTACATAAAGTATGGCCATATGTAGATAAAATCATAGCAAGAATTATACTTACTTATCCTGATTGTAAAGTTGTTCTTGTAGGTGATGAAATATCAAAACTGGCTGAAACAGGTTGGGAAAATGAAACTCGTGTTATAAAAACCTGTGGTAGATGGTCTATTAGGCAGACACTTACTTTTGCTATGTATGTTGACCTTGCAATAGGCCCTGAAACTGGAATTTTAAATTCAGTGAGCATGTATGAAATACCAAAGATAATTTGTTTGTCTCATTCATCTAAAGAGAATCTTACGCGAGATTGGGTAAATGTAATTACATTGATCCCTAAAAATTGTCCATGCTTTCCATGTCATCAAATTCAGAAAGGTTTTGATCCTTGTGTCAGGGATGAGGAAACTGGTGTAGCTTTATGTCAAGCTAAGATATCCGCAGAGCAAATGTGGGATGCGATTAATCTATGGTTAAAAGAAGATAAACAGGAGGCTGCTTAAATGGCAAGTTCTGGAAGTACAGATTTTTCTGTAAACTGTCTTGAACTTATTAAGGCAGCAATGAGGCAGATTGGAGTAATAGCTGTAGGTCAAACCCCTACAAACTCTGAAATAATAGATGCTCGTGAAGCCCTTAATATGCTTATCAAGCAATGGATGGGCCTAACCCACACCCTGAAGATGTGGCTCAGGAAAGAACTGACAATTACGCTGGTTGATGCAACCGCCGAATATACCTTGAAAATCAGGCGGTTGGCATTTACAAGCGGTGGGGCTACAGCAATATCTGTGGGTGATACTATCACTGGAGCCACTGGAGGGGCAATGGCAAAGGTGTGTTGTGTTACCTTGTCTTCCGGCACATGGGCGGGAAGTGATGCTGTAGGTGAGTTCTTGATTTACAACCAGGTTGGTGATTTTGAAGCTGAAGAGTTAAACACCAATCTTGCCACTATATCGGCAAACAGTGAACAGTATGGGCCCTTTACGGAAATAGTTGAGGGGGTGTTAAGAAACTCAGACGATCAAGATACTCCCATGCGACCTATGACTGAGGCCGAATATATGGCTATTGGTGGGAAACAATCAGAGGGCACACCACAAAAATACTTTATGATAAAGGGTATTGATAAGGTCGTAGTGAAATTTGATATGACTCCAAGCGATACTACAGATACAGTGGTTTTAGTTGTAAGGCGGCCAATAGAGGATTTTGATGCAAATACAGACGATATTGATATGCCCAGAGAATGGTATAGGGCATTAAAATATAATCTTGCTATTGAGATTGCCCCTGAATTTGAAGCGAATGTTAGCCAAGTTCTTATGGCGCTTGCTGGTGATTCGATGGATAAGGCGCTTAGTTTTGAACCTGAAGATACGGTTATGTATTTTCAGCCGGGTAAGGATTAGTAAATGAAACTATGCTGTCCTGAATGTTTCCCGATTTGCGATTTTTGTGTCCATTACCGGTTTAATCCAGGGTTTAAAGGACGGTATGAAGATAATGGTTGCTGTATGTTGCATTATTTACCAGAAGATCCAGATGGAGAATGTGAATATTTTGAATGTGGTATGGATAAGGATAATTAAGTGAAAACATTAATTGTATATATATTATCTCCCGCTTTTTATTTTATTGGTCATGTTTGTTGTGTGATATGTCATCGTTTTGATTCTTATATTTTAGCTTGTGGATATCAAAAGTTCATGTGTTGGTCTTCTGATTTAGAGGAATGGTGTGAAAAAGAGATCGTATGGAAACGAGTTAAGACTGATTAAATGGAAACACCGCTTGATATTGCGGAATAAAAGAAAGGAAAAGTGATATGGAAGAGAGAGAACAATTTATCAAATGGCTAAAAGAAATTTGTCGATGGGATAGGAATGATTGGTTTATTAAATATATTGGAGAAGAAAGTAGCCCAGGCGGTAAATGGAATGCTACAGTTGCGTTTTTCACCCATAACTATAAATACACTATTAGGGTTAAAATAAGGCCAGATCGTACTTATCTGGGTTGTGGTGTTGAGTCTCGCATACCAAGAGCTGGTGAAACTTGGACCCGAGGAAATGACTTATCGGATGGAATATTTACTCGTAAAACATGGGAAAATATTAAAAATGATATAATTGCATATGAGTTGGTTAAAGTAGCGAAACCTGTTCAAAAAGCAATTGTAACAGAATCACCTAAAACTTTAGTTAAATAATTTTAAACCGCAATATCAAGTATAAATAAATGCAAATATCTAAAATACAGAAATATTTATTTATTCCTTTATTTACTTTCTTTTGGTCTAAAAGATTATGGTATGATCATATGTATTGCCCTGGTAATTGGCGTAAGGTAAAAGTAATTAAAGTTAAAGGATGGAGAACTGCCCTTGTTGATCAAATGTGTGAACGAATGACAATTACTTTTCTTTTTAAATGGGAAGCAGAATGGAAATACCTATCATAGGAAAACCGGAATTAGGGCCATACCCTATTAATATGTTCTACAGCCAGGCCGCTCATAAAGAGTTGAACTTGCCGGGGCTTATGGGAACGCCAGGATTGAAGGATTATCTTGATCCATCTCATGCCTTTGAGGTTAGAGGGCTTAAAGTGATGGGTAGTAATCTATACACTGTCATTGGAGATAGGGTCTATGCGATTAATAATACGCCTACAGCAACTTTATTATCTGGAACTTTAACTGGCACTACAGGGCCTGTCTGCATGGAACAGGATGGAACCTACTTGATGATAGTTGAGCCTGAGGTTGAAGGCTATTTATACACTGTAGCTAGTGGAATTATTACCGCCATTGCTGATCCTCAATTTCCAACCCCTTCATTTCTGACTTGGCAGGACGGGTATATGATTCCAACTGAAACAGATACCGGAAGATTCTGGATCCCAACGGTTTATCTACCTACTGATTGGAATGGAACATATTATGCCACGGCAGAGGCAACACCGGATAATGTGTTATCAATTTTGTCAGCCAATAAAGAATTGCTTATATTCGGATCTGAATCTATTCAGTTTTACTATAATTCAGGTAATGCTGCTTTTCCGATTGAGGTTATTCAGGGTACTAC